AACTAGCGTACAAGGTTGGTGGTTAATGGAGGTATAATAAATGCCAAGTTACAACCGTATAAAAGCGTCAAAAGCCAGTCCAATAGGCACAATAATGCCATGGACTGGTAGTACTAGTGAGTCAGCACTATCTCCTGATTCAATACCTAAGGGTTGGGTCGTGTGTAATGGGGGTCAGTTGAGAGCGAAAGATTATCCCATACTTGCACAGGTATTGGGTAATTTATATGGTCCTGTAGTAGAAGTTGGTCAACCTTTTGTTGGTATAACCAATTCATATCCAAGTTATAATGATGACGATGTTTTTAATTTACCATTACTAAATCAAACAGTTCTTATAGATTTAGAGAGTAGTCTTCTATCAGGACAAGATTTGAGTGTATTTGGACAGTATGTTTCATTAAATGGTTTTGAGGGTCAACAACCAGTATCTAACGTATTGTCATATATTGATGCACAATTTAATTCAAATGTTGAGGCAGAACTATCAGGAAAAATAAAAGGTATTACTATTGAAGACCCATCATATTTTGATACTATTAGAACTATACCAAGAAAATTAGGTATTGATCATACTGCACCACATACACATCCAAGACCACCAGGAAGTTTTTATCCGTCAGTAGAATTAGCTGGTAGTTATTTAAGTCTATTTGAGGCAGGAAGATTTGAAGTTCAAGATTCTGAATACTCAACTGGTTCTGATGCAGGACTCACTAATATAGAACCATTGGCAGATAGTTTCAATCCTGGTACAATCACATGGACTGCATATGACCCTGCTGCTACATCATTGGTTGACTGTAATAATCATCGACATTTTGGTGAAGCATCTGATGTTATACCTGTAGTTCCAACAGTTGATCGTGTTGTTGCAACATATGGATTCACCAATGAATATGTTGATGATAACTCATGTACATCACAGGTACAACAACCAGCAGTTACTGCACCATTTCCACCACCTGGTTCATATCTAGGATTGAGAAACTATTATGTATCTGATCAAGTTCCAATAGAAAGAAGAGGTAGTGGTGTTACACCACCAAACACTGATGTACAGGATTATTATGGTGCAATAGGAGCAGGAAGAGACTATCCTTATCCCGTTACATTGAATCATAATGGTGATGCATTTACAAGCACGAGTATAGGATCTCATAATCACTTTACGATTGATATATCAATGACTAAAGGACAGATGAACATCCCTACCACTTTACTCATAAATAATATGACTACTGGAAACATAGAACCTATCAATGTTAACAGAGCACTTAGTGTACAGATTAATCCTAACACTCCATCCTTAGTCGTATTGTATATTATCAGAGCATACTAATGGCAGTATTATATTCAAAAGAAAAAGGAAAAATAGGAACACTTACTGGTTCTATTATAAACTGGTCTAATCAGTTATCATCTGCAGATCCAGAGGATCCAACAATATATGAAACTCTTCCTGCTGGTTATCTGAGATGTGATGGAGCAATTTATGATGCTGGATTATTTCCAGAACTTGCTACTGTATTAGGTGTAGGTTCTAATTGTAGATATAAAAAACCAGATACAACATTACTTGATAATCAATTTCAAGTGCCAGATCTTGGTGCTAAATCTACTAAGACATCATTCTCCTCTAACCTAGGAGATTATCAAGATACATATTTGCTCAACGATGCAGGACAAGAAATAACAAAATCTGGCGTAGGATTAGAGGTTAGTAGTAACATAGGTTCATCATACGAGATACAATATCAAGGTAATTTTTTCTTACCAGCACAGACAATTGAAATTACTGGTCAACCAGGTTTTGCTAAATCTAGTGGTAACTATACAGAAGAAACAGAAGTATTACAAAACCAATTTCAAGCACATGCTCATTTCCATGATGGAAAGAGATCAAGAACTGCATCACCTTCAAATGAATTTGGTTTATTTGGTAGAAACTCATACACATCTAAATCAACTTTGTGTATTATGCCATGGGCAAACAATACAAGACAAGAATTATGTAAGGCAGTAGCATCTAAGGTCTATACTGCATTTCAACCACAAAATGATAGTAATTCTTGTGGTTTCTCTTTTGCTGGTGGTGATTCACAAGAGGTATATACATGGTTTGGTGGTTGTTGGGCTGGTTGTACCTTTGATCAACAATATAAGTGTTTGATACCTGGTGCTATTCCTGAGTTAAATTCTGATGGAAGTGGAAATCCAACAGGAACCATTTTAGAATTTGAATGTTCAACTGCTGGTGCTGGAACATTAACTGGTGATGGATACCCAATATACACAACAAGTGGTCAACAACCATTTACAGCTAATTGTGGTAATATTACATACACAAGTGAGATGACCTGTAAAACTGTAGGGGAATGTCTTATAGGTGGATCAAATTGTGATGAATATGCTGTTGCACAACTAGGAGGTGGTCTAAAACAAGCCACTGTAGCAGCTAATTATACGCCAACCACGGTAGCAGCAGCAACTCAAGTTCCTTTTGACTCACAAGCAAACTCTGTTGTTTATGGTGCACTTAATAATACTGTGGTTGATGTAGAGGAGTTTGGTAATGAATGTATACACAAACATTTTGTTCCTTTCAATCAAGAACCACATACATGGAATGTAGTAACAAAACCAACCTATATTCCTGCTGATCAAATAACATCTACAGTTCAGATAGATGTAAATGAGGAAAACAAGGCAGATGGTTTTATACAACCATTTTTAGTTCAAGAATTTTTAATTAAATATTAAAATGGCAACATATAGGAATTCATACTCTAACTACTATTCCGACAAGACTGGTAACCACTCTCCTGTTGGAACAGTTCTTCCTGTATTTGCTGATCTTAATATGGCATCAGAAGATCCTGAGTATTCATATCCACAACATTTATATTGTGATGGTAAATCATTAATGATTCGTGACTATCCAGAATTATACAGTATTATTAAAAATAGATATGGTGGTAGTGCATCACAAAATATAACTCAAACATCACAACCTGGCGGTTTAAGAAGATCATATTTTATAAACAATAAACTATTTTTACAATTTTATTACGATGCTACTAATGACAAGACAAATGTAAAAAGACCATATCCATATGGTTCGGTGTTTAGATTTTCTCTTGGAACAAATCCCTATGGATCATTTCCACTTGGTGGTATTTTTAATCAGACTACTTTTTATCAATTACTACAACCAACAGAGGATGTTAGTGCACAAGCACAAACAAATGAATTTGCATATGAGGTATCATTTCCAAGCACTGCTGGTGTTGATTTAACAACTATAACACAATCTGATTATACTATAGATTTTACATCTGGAAATAATCCTGCATCATTTGTATTCAATGTCACCAGCTCTGGTGATGATGCATGGGTTTTAAATGGTGAAGATAGGGATGGTCCTATTTCTGGTAACAATCCTACTATTACTTTTGGTGCGGGTGATATAATTCAATTTAATGTTAATGTAACAAGTCATCCATTTTATATCAAGACTGTAGATTCTAATGGAACTGCTAACCAACTTCCAGTTTATACTGGCACTGGTAGTGGACAGACTGGTAATGGTGCTGGTGATGGAGCGATTGGTGTGGTGATACTTCACACATCTGGTTTATCAGGAGTTACTCTTTTTTATAATTGTGGAACTCATGCTGCAATGGTTGGATCTATTGCAATTGGTGCTGCTGGTCCTGTTATACATCCTGATCTTGTTATACAAAAATCATATACTTTAGCAGATTATCCATATAATATTGGAACATTTAATCTACCAGATTATAGACAAAGAAAAATACTTGGATTTGGTAACGTCAACGGAGCAGGAACATCAACACCAGAAAATGCAATTAACAACTCTGTTGGACAAACTGGTGGTACATGGTATATTGCCAAAGATACACTAATTGATAGTGGAGATTTTTTTGTTATTGGTGATGTAAAAACTACAGGATATAATAATATAGTAGCAGATGTTGGTGCATATATTACAGGAACTGTCAAGTATCAGATAGGACCTATGGATGATTATGTCTTTCCATTTCCACCAACACATAGTCACAGGATGTTGACAGTAGAAGTTGATGAAACAAAATTAGCAGAACTAGGTACTACAGAGGTTGATAAGTTTGCTGTAAACTACGTGACTACCAGAGCAAATGTCAATTTATTTGAACCAAACGGATCTGCAGGACAGGCATTAGGTCATTCACATGGTTTGATTGGTGTACCACTACAGAACGCATTAACAGCAACATATGGTAACAGTAATGGTATCGGTGATAGATTAGGAACTACTGGTGATCAACAATATCAATATATGATATCAGAAGCACCACAAACAAATGTTCTATCTATTACTTATGACTCTGTTACTGATCTAATAACTGTAGATTGTGATGGAAACCATAATCTCACAATTGGTGACATCATAACTGTAAATGGAGCAACACCATCAGAATTTAGTGGCAATTTTACCATAATAGCAACAGGATTTGGACTTCAAGCATTTAGTGTAGAACCAAGAGACGGAGAAACACCTACACAAGCGACAGCTGGTGGAGTTGCTGTAACAGTACAATTGGCAAATGGTTATTTTTCACAACAAGAAACTACACAAGCACCAAGAGCATACACTGTAGATACTGCCACATTGGTTGGTGGTAAAGCAATAGAATTTGATATACCTGGCAACGCATATGAAATCTCAGAAGATATAATTACTACACCACAAGGTGGAATTATATCAGTTCCAGATGCTGGTTCGGGAACAATATCTGCAACTAGTGTTTTCTTGAAAGCACCTGGCGGTGGTGGTGCAGACAGTGATAATAATGGACTAAATGGTGGATATGCTGAAGTTGGTATAACTGTTGATGGCACATTCTACACTATCAGAGCTGTAGGTGGTGGCGGTGGAACGAGAGGATCTGTTGGTGGTGCTGGAGGATCTGGAGGAGGATTTGTAATTCCAGCAGCATTATTAAATGATCCACGATTTACTTTTACTCAAAATACTGGTGCTGATGGAAGTGATGGTGGAATACCTGGCACAGGATCTAACCTAGCACTTGGTGGTGGTGTTATAGGTAATATTCCATCAGGAGCATTAATGACAGGTGGTAACGGAGTAGCACAATTAAAGAGTCAGAGTAATACTGACTCAGAATTAACATATACAACAAATGATTCAACGACGTCATGGTCAATACCAGCACCATCAAGTGGTGAAATAAGTAGAAGCATTTCGATTGAAATGTCTGGTGGTGGCGGAGGTCCTGGTAATGCAAACTCAGGATCTAACTGTAGTTCATCTTGGCCAGGTTGGCCAACTTCAATATCAGGTAAAAGTGGTGCTAATGGTGGATATGGTGGTAGAGGTGCAAGATTAACTGGTGCAATAGCACAAACATCTGGAACATTAACATGGGAATTAGGACAAGGTGGTAATCCTGGTTTTAACACCAGACAAGGAAATCAAGTTGGAGGAACGCCAGGTAACGACCCTGCTACAGGAAATCCATGGAATAACTGGCCAGGTGGTATTGGTAATGGATATGAACCAGGTGGTATAACACAAGGTGTTACTGGTGCTTCTGGATGTTTATCTGGAGCTGGTGGACAAGGTGCATGGGGTAACGGTGGAACCGCAGGATCAGGTGGTGGTGCATCTGGTCTATTCCTTAATGGAGTTCTCATCGCTGGTGCTGGCGGTGGAGGCGGTGGCGGTGGATCAGGTGGTGGTTACAACGGTAGTGGAACTACTGATCTTTGTTATGAAGGTTATCCTGGTGCAGCAGCTACACAAGGATTAATAGCGAGTAGTGGAGCTTTAGACTTCGCAAATGGTGGAAATGGTTCTACTGGTGGTTGTACTTCTGGTGGAGGAGGTGGAGGTGGATCCGCCTGTGGCGTTATTAATAACAACAATGGTGGTCAGGGTGGACAAGCGGGTGTCGGACACAATGGTAATGGTGGTGGTACTGGTGGAAAAAGAGGTGCATCTGCATACAGAACTCAGTATTGGGTTGGTTCAGTATCAGAAGATGCTCAAGGTTCACTTCCAACAATTGGAGGATATATAAAAATACAATTTTCAAATGTTGTTGAATACTATGATAATCTTGGTGGCGGTGGCGGACAAGGTGGTAATTTAGTTATGACATTTGGTGGCGGTATTACTACCTCTGTCACATATACCTTACAAGGTGGTGGTAATGGTGGTGGAGAAGGAACTAACGGTGGTGGTGGAGAAATAAAAATAATTTACTACGGACAAGAAGAAGGAACAACAGTACCAGGTGGAACTACAACACCAGCAGGAAGATATTATGAGTGTGATAGTGATGGTAATCCTATAGGTAGTCCTGTTACTGCTAATGTATGGCAATCATCAACTGACCCTAGTATTAAAGAAAGAGAATTTGGTCAAGGAACTGGAAGTGTCGTAGGATTTGCTGGTGGAACAGCTATTCCATATAATACTCAAACTAAAATACAAAGATACATAGCATTTACTGGTGGTGCTAGTGACAGTGCTGGAAAGAGACAGTTGGAAGTAGGAACATTTGATATGAGAAAAGTAAATAAGATGAGATTCACTGTCATTCGTGGTAGTAATCAAAATGGTGGAGAAAATCCAGATCAAGCATTGAATGTATTCTATAAAAAAGGAACATCCAATACTGTTACATTATTCAGTCAAGTATTATTAGCAGCAAATAATGATCCTACTTGGCAGACACCAGAGATTGCAGTTTCTGAAGCAGATCCTATTAGAGATGCATCAGTAACATTGATTTTAGAACAGGATAGAGGACCCGTATATCAAACAGCTCCAGCAGCAGATGATAATTATGGATTAGGTGCTATTACATTATTCTATGATCCAGAATTTAGTACAACATTCATATCAACTGGTGGTGCTACTCTTACTGGTAACTTAGATGAAGGTGGACAACCTATCAACGCTGATACTGGTATTGATCAAGTTAGAAGAGAAGTATCAGCAGTACAAGCAGCATTGACAGTAACAGATGGTACATTTACAATGTCATCATCTACTCCTATTACAACACTTGCTACTGTAACAGCAGAGAATGACATTCCTCTTATAACTAAATACCATAGGGTAAAGTATTTAATTAAGGCATTATAAATGGCAACCATAGCATCACCATCATCAACCACAATATACTTGAATGCCTTTGACAAGACCATTCAGCATGACGGTATAATAAAAACCATAGACGATGATTATTGGACAAAGAACATAGTTCCATTATTATATCCTATGTGGGACTCTGACAACGATAAGTTAGAGGTATTCGTGTTGTACAAGGATGGTACTACAAGGATGAATAAGACAAAATATACACGTAATCAAAAGACTGGTGTATATAAGTGGATCTCATATCAATTTGACTTATCACCATTCACAACAGAAATTACTGATCTTAGTAATAATTTAATTGATAAGTGGACAGAGTATAGACAAGGACAAGAGAATGATTTAGAACGCACATTAGCAGCAGCATTTGCAAATACAGCAATATTGAATTGGACTAAAGTTGCATTAATTAGAAACTTCCTACTAATGGAAAGTGATTGGACACAACTCGGAGATGCACCTATCACTACAGAGCAGAAAGCACAGTGGGTAAAATATAGACAGAAACTAAGAGATATTCCAGCAGAACAAGAAAAGAAAAATGCTAGTCTAGTAGTATTTCCTATCACACCATCAAAACATGCTGTACTTGCAGATGGTTTAAATTATCTTGAGGACGTATCACATTACTATACTATACCACAATCAGTTTATAGTAAGTTCTCAAGTAGAATAGTAAACTATCTTGCACTAGCGATAAGCACGATAGATATTGATGAAATGCCAGTGACTCGCATCACTAGAGCATCAACAAGTACTGTCAGTTCAAGCACAGGTAACAGCACACTTGATGATATACTTAAGATGATTGATGAGGGCGACTTCGGAGAATAATTATGCCACTAATATCTTTAAATCCTAAAACTAAAGACATGCTTGCTGCTGATTATGCAAAGTTAAGTGATCAGCACATGATAGTTATTGATAACAGTAAGTATCATACACTTGCAGCAGATAAGAAAGCAACTGTACTTGCATACTATGATGGTATCATACCAGAGGCAGAGATTGATAGAATATTTGAATTGGAATACATATACTATTATTTCCCATCAGAAAAGATAGCATCAGACTATTGTGAGCAATGGTTTCCACAACCACAGAATTTACCAGACGCAGATCATTATATAAGAGCATACATTCTCAGACCAGACGGTACAATACCATATGAGAATGCAGATCCTACACCACCAGGTTGACAATCATAAAACTTGTGAT